AAATATCAGTAACGTATGTAGGGCTCTTAAAGACAAGTGCTAATACAGTCTTAACATCTACTGCTCAACAAATAACTGATGGCGATGGTAACAACAGCATTATGTTTTTATCTACGGCAGGTGTTGGTATTGGTGGAAGTCCTGCATCAGGCAAAGAATTAGATGTTACAGGAAACGTACAAGTAACAGGAGACCTTATTGTAGATAACATAACAATAGATGGCTCTACAATTACAAATGCTAGTGGAGACTTAACAATAGTAAATACTGCTGATGATGGTAATGTTATTTTCCAATCTGATGATGGATCAGGAGGTGTAGAAACTTACTTCTTTTTAAGTGGTGCTACAGGTGGTAGTAATCCAAGAACTATTTTTCCAGATAATTCAAGGTTAACAATGGGTACAGGCGAAGATTTATTCTTCGTACACGATGCTTCTGATTCGACTATTGGTAATGATACAGGAGATTTAGTTATTGTAAATAGAGCTGATGATAAGGACATTATATTTCAAAGTGATGATGCGAGTGGTGGTGTTACTACTTATTTTAAACTAGATGGTAGTGCAGGTTTTACAGTTGTAAGTAAGAAGTTTAGATTTGAAGATAATGTAAATCTTACTTTAGGTACTGGAGATGATTTAGTCATTAGACACGATGCATCAAACTCACATATAGAAAGTGCAACAGGTACTCTCAATATAGAAGCCAATAATTTAAGACTAGGTAATTTTGGAACTGATAATTTTATTATAGCAACAAATGCAGGGTCAGTTGAATTGTATCACAACGATGTAAAAAAGTTTGAAACCACAAGCACAGGTGCAACTGTAACAGGTAATCTAGAAGTAAGTGTTTCATCAGGTGGTAATGGTATTAAAGTTATATCACAAAACAATGCAGAAGGATTTCTAATATTTGGAGATGCTGATGATAACTCAATGGGTGGTATGGCTTATAACAACTCAACAAACTCATTAGATATTGACTGTAATAACGCAGTAGCATTGTCTTTTGATTCTTCAAGAGATGCAACATTTGCAGGTAATGTAAGTCTAGCAGATAGTAAAAAGATACTGCTAGGAAATTCATCAGACCTACAAATATATCACGATGGTAGTCATAGTAGAATTGATGATGCAGGAACTGGTAAATTAATATTACGAGGTAATACTGATGTAGAAATACATAAATATACTGGAGAGTATATGCTAACTGCTACTGCTGATGGTGCTGTCGCTCTCTACTTTGATGACAGCAAAAAGTTCGAAACTACAAGCACAGGTGTTACTGTTTCAGGAGAACTTTTGAATATTACAACTGCATCATCTGTACCTATAATTAGTATAGAAACAACACATAGTGGGGGTATTCCAATATTAAATTTAAAAGGTGCAGCATCATCGCAAATAAGATATAAAGATGAAACTGATACAATACAATCTAGGATTGATTTATTGGATGGTGGTGCTTTTAGTTTTATTGATGTTACATCATCTACAACACATTTAGGTATTGATAGTTCTGGTAACGCAACATTTGCAGGTAACGTGAGTTTAGCAGATAGTAAAGAGTTGATATTGGGTAATGGTGGAGACTATGCACAGTTTCACGATGGGTCTAATACTTATTTATCAAATGGTACTGGAGATTTAATAATTAGAAACCAAGCAGATGATAAAGATATTATATTCCAATCAGATGATGGAAGTGGAGGTAATGCTGAATATATAACGATTGATGGTAGTGCAACACTAACAAAATTTCATAAAAACACAAAGCACCTAGATAGCACAAAGGCTACTTTTGGCGATAGTGGAGACCTAGAAATATATCATAATGGGAATGATTCAGTTATTGATAATTTTGGAGGCGATTTTTATATTTCTAATAAAGCAGATGATAAAGATATTATATTTAGATGTGATGATGGTAGTGGAGGATTTACCGAATATTTTAGACTAGATGGAAGTGCAGAAGTAAATGTTTTTAGTAAAAATATAAGTCTTAATGGAAACCATACAATAACAAACGATTCTAATGGACATCTTAACATAAACAGTGCAAGTGGTAAACAAATATTTATTGATGCAGAAGGTCAATTAAGATTAGATAGTGGTGGTGCTCAAGCTCTTACATTATCAAGTTCACAAAACGCAACATTTGCAGGTAATGTAAGTTTAGCAGATAGTAAAAATTTAAAACTAGGTACAGGAGAAGATTTAGAGTTGTTTCATAATGGAACTAATAGTTATATATCTAACTCAACTGGTAATTTAGAAATTATAAATGGCTCAGATGATAAAGATATTATATTTAAGTCTGATGATGGCTCTGGGGGAACTACTGAATATTTTAGGTTAGATGGTAGTGCGGTAAGGAACGTATTTTTAAAAGAGACCTTATATGCTGATAGTGTAAAAGGAAGATTTGGTAGTGGTGGAGATCTAGAGATATATCACGATGGTAGTAACTCTTATATTCAACAACAAGGTACAGGTGATTTAATCATTGAAAATACCACAGATGATCTTGATGTTATATTCAAATGTGATAATGGTAGTGGAGGAACTGCTGAATATATGAGATTAGATGGTAGTCAAGTATCTATTAGAATGAAACGTCTTACCAAATGGGATGATAGCATAAAAGCTACTTTTGGCGATGGTTTAGACCTAGAAATATATCACGATGGTAGTAATTCAATTATTGATAATAATACAGGAGATATAATTTTAAGATGTGATAGTGATGACATAAAAATATTGGCAGAGGATGATATTTTATTAAGAGATAATGATGATAGTACAAATTTTATACATTGTATCAATGGTGGTGCTGTAAAATTATACCATAATGGTAGCGAAAAATTTGAAACTACAAGCACAGGTGCAACTATTTCAGGTGCTTTGGATATAACTGGTGCTTTAAGCAAAGGATCAGGGTCATTTAAGATAGACCATCCTGTTAAAGCAGATACACATTATTTGTATCATTCATTTGTGGAATCTCCACTAACAGATTTGATATATAGAGGTAAAACCAAATTGACAAATGGTAAAGGAACAATAAATATAGACAGACACTTTGGAATGACAGAGGGAACGTTTGTAGCTCTTGTTGACGACAAACAAATATTTACAACAAATGAAGATACTTGGGACGCAGTTAGGGGTAAGATAGAGGGTAGCGAGTTACATATAGAATGTGAAAACAAAGAATTTAATGGATATGTTTCTTGGCTTGTAATAGGCGATAGAAAAGATAAACATATAATGGAAGTAGATTGGACTGATGATAAAGGAAAACCGATATTAGAAATAGAAAAATAAAATTAGATAAAAATGGGAAAAAGTAAAATAAGTTATAGTTGGGTTATAAATGGCTTTGATGCCAAGATTAGCCACGATAGTAAA